TGATCTGCAGGTTGGCCAGCAGTTCTACGTCATAAACAGCACCCATATCGAGCGTGTTAGCGAAGATGTAGTTGCCGACGGACACCACATCGCCAAAGAAGTCGATGTTGGTGACGCTGTCGAAATCGGTGATGTCATCAATCTGCCCGTCAGCTTCAAGCGTGATACCGCCTTCATCGACGCTCTTAAATGACTGCGAGAACGTTCCAGGAAAGCTGGGGCTTTCTGTAAACGTCTGAACAACCTCAAGGTCTTGGGGCTCAGGCAGCTCAACCTTGACTGTTGGAATCCCCGCCAACGGAGCGTACTTATCACTTGAGTTCTTGGCCCGCACCAAATAGTGCCCGTCTTTTAGCGGAACGATCTTGCGTGTAGTGGTGCCGTTAGTAATTGCAATTTTTTCGCTTTGGTTCCACTTGATGTCTCCAGTAAGCCTAGGGTTATGGCGAACTTCAATCGTGCCGCCAATTTTCACGTCAAGATCAGTAGCTTCAGGCCAGTGCAGCTCGGCGTTGTGCTGGTCGATTGGGGTGATGTTTAAAGCAGCAATGTTTGATGGCGGCGTAGTTTTTCCGACAGCGTTAATGGTTCCAAGAGTTCTTGCGCTAAAACGCCTACCAGTTCTTCTTTCATCAAGGTCATAACCAACAGCACGCACTGAAACCGCGTACTCCCCAACTTCAGAGTCCACAATTTCATACGCTGTTCCAGGAACAAACACTTTAATTTTAGGGTTTGCGTCTCGCTGATATTCAACTTCATATTCATTGGCACGATCAGACTGTTGCCAGTTGACTTTAATTTTTTGAAGAACCTTGTCGCCTTCCGTGTAAAACTCTTCTTCTAACTGGAGGTTGGTAACTGGATCAGGTTTTGCAGCAAGCTGCGAGACAGTCCGCGCACCAAACGAAAAATTCGGATCCTCGACAATGCTGAACTTGTTACGCTCGTGCGCTACTGCTGTGACATTGAAAACCCCGTCACCTTCTTCAACGGTCAAGATTCGCCATTGCGTCAGGTTGACATCTGAATAGCCAATGTTGAACGGAGCACCAGCCGTAGGAGCTATTGACGGGGTGCTGCCCGGAGTGACTGTGTTACCAACAATGTTTGAACTGGATGACTGAAAGTAACTGCCGTCAGGCAGCATCGTGTGAAACACAAAGTCTGACGGCGCACTCGCCCCAAACATCTCCGTGTCACTTCGGTCCAGCTTGATTGCGCTGGTTGTAGAGCCAGATGAGATCCGACCGGCAACTACACGCCCAGCACGGACTGGATCGCTGATCTTGACGTAATCGCCAGGACGGACCTTAATGCCTGCAGCCATGTCAGTTGAAAAGCTGCAAATCTCTGTTTCACGGTGGCTCGTGTATAGATACCACTTGCCAAGACGATGGGCCTGTCCCCGACTAGTGCAAGCAAAAGCGACAATCTCTTTCTTGTTGTACCCGTATTTATCTAGAAAATTGACGTTTGAATCGTCCGCAGTGACGAACTGACTGGTTAGTTCGACCAGTTCTTGCCTAAAGTCACGAGCATCATTATCAAAATACTTGACAGACACACAAGTGGGACGGCCCTTCATGCTTGAGCCTGAATAACTGAAGCCCTCTTGCGTAACGTTTGTTTGGTTAAATATGTACGAAAAATCCTCTGGGCGATCTTGAGCAAGAGAAATACCTCCGGTTCCCAGCACGGAAGTAGCCGCTTCCCAAAAAGGCATTGCTCTAAATACAGAGCACAGCTCTTCAACCAACCTGTAAGCATCACTCTGAGCCTTGATGCAAACGTTGCAGGAAAAGCGCGGCTCCGTTCCACCCGCACCATCACTGATCAGTTCACTGGCGTAAGCGCTCGCTTGCTGGAAACTGTAGACATCAAGATTTGCGGCAACGTCATCTGTTGCTTCAAAACCGTCTCCGATTGCTTCTGCCTGCTTTCGCTCTTCTGGCGTCAAAATGTACGAACCAAGCCCATACCGACAGTTGGTAAGCAGGTCATACAAAACCCAAGCAGGGTCGTTCGTCCACTCACGCGCTGCCTTAAACGTACCGTTGAACGTTCCAGAGTATTCAAGCGAACCATCCGCCCTAACAGTTGCGTTGTGTGGGATGCGAACCTTTAAGCCGCGTATGCGATAGGTACGACGTGGGATGTTGGGAAACTGTTGTGCATCAAATTTATGGCCGAAAATAACGCTATTTGGATAGCGTGTTTTGTCGGTAATAATTTGCACATAGTTGTAAAGAATTAGTTGATCCTGAATCGTTTCTTTGTCAAGATCTCTTACCTCTTGCGAAGTGCGAATGACGCGAATGTTAATTGGAAAATTATTTGCGTTTGACGTTTTATCTGGATCAAGAACAATTGTTTTTGTTTCTTGGTACAAGTCAGGTGTATGCCCAATTATTTCAAAATTCCCCTCGCCTAAATAGACTCCAAATTTGTCGCTACTTCCTGTGTTTGGAATGTCGTTGTAACCGTTTGCAGTAGCGGGAGACGGATTGTTGTTTGCATTGTATTCAATTTGAATTTTGTATCTAACAATTGAGCCTTCAATTTTTCCGCTTTCTTTTACTCGCCGCAAGGCAGGAACGCCAACGGTAACGTTGACTTGATCAACATCGGTATCAGTTATTTGAAATGTTACCGGAGCGCCATCAGCCGAGTAGGTAAAAACATCGTTAATTCCAGCAGGCACAGAAGCTTTTTGAATCTCAGTGTTTAAAACAGTTGTGCTTCTGTTTGTTGAGTTTGCAAACTCGGCAAGCCTGGGCTGGTCCTGCGTACCAAGCTCATTCTCGAAAATGCCGTCGCCGAGGTCAAAATTTAGATGTTGCTTGATGTCTGCGTCTGTAAGCTGACTGCCGCTTAAGACTTGAGCATCAGGGTCTAAAACAGGCGTGTTGTTAAAAAACACATCTTTAAGCGACCCAATAAAATACTGTTTTTTAGCAGTTGTGCGCGAGATTTTTACGCCATCCGGGTGGACAGCGCTAGGGAACCCCTCAATCTCACCTTCACAAATCAGATCAACGATCTGTGCAGTTTGTTTAGAATTTAGGCTGTCTGCTGGCATGTCTACTCGTCGATTTTGTGAGCGATGAGGCCCGTCGATATGACAACGCTACCAACGATCATCTCTCCGTAAACCACAGGAACTGGAACGCCCTCTGTGCTTACGTTCTCAATCGACTGAAAAGCAAAATTCTCAGCTGGGCCGCCACCTCCGTCAGGCATGTCAGGCACAGGCGTAAGCATCTGCGCGATACCGCCTAAAGCCAGAGCAAGACCAATGTTTCCAGCGACCACTGCTGCGGTACTCGCCGCTGCAAAACCGGGTGCAGCAAGCATTGAAGTCGCAACACCTGTTTTCCCAAAACCAAGGCCGACCATGCCAGCACCAGGGGCCAAAATTGCAGCTCCTATAAGGGCAGCCCCTAATAAAACTTGCCCTATTCCACGTCCGCCTGCACCGGACACAACAGGAATCACCTTCACTACATCAGCATCAGCCAGTGGGTAGTGCAGCTGTTCAGGCTGATCCGCAAGCTGCAAATCAAACTTGCCGACAGCAACCTTGTAGTAGCCGTCCCGCATCAAGCCACGAAGCTCAGGAAAATTACACAGCAAAAACTTGATCGCATCGGCTGGCACACGCACCAATGCCTCAAACACGCTCTGACCGCAGTGCTCTGCCAAG